GAGCACACGGATGCACATATGTAGACAAGAAAGGTGCCGATGGATTAAAGATAAAAGGAAAATCTTTTGTTAAGAGAGAAGTAGTTACAGATCAACTTTGGCAAAATCATTTAAACGGAATAGAGCCTAGTCTAGGTATTATACCAATCAACGAAGATAATAAGTGCAGATGGGGATGTATTGATGTCGATAAATACGACAACTTAGACCATAAACAAATTGTAAATAAAATAAGCGGATATGGCATACCTTTATCTGTTTGTAGATCTAAAAGTGGTGGTGCACATATATTTTTGTTTACAACAGAATTTGTCCCAGCAAAACTAATGAGAGACAAACTTATGTCCATCAGTGCAATATTAGGATATGGTAATGCTGAAATATTTCCAAAACAAATAGAATTAAAATCGAAAGATGATACAGGAAATTTTCTTAATTTACCATATTTTAATTGTAAGAATTCAACAAGATATGCCTATGATTTACAGGGCAGAGCAGTTACAATAGATACTTTTTTATTGAGCGCAAAAGTTAGCGCTCTCACACCAAAAGAACTACAAGATTTACAAATAAAAAGACCGCAATCTGAATTTAGCGATGGACCACCTTGTTTAGAGTCTTTACTAAAAGAAAAATTATCAGATGGCAGAGACAGAGTTTTATTTCAATATATAGTTTATGCAAAAAAGAAGTGGCCAGAGGAGTGGCAATCTAAATTAAGTTCTTTTAATCACAAATATTTTAAAACACCATATACAGATGATGTTATAGAGAATAAGAAAAAAGATAAAAAAACATATGGCTATAAATGTGAAGAGGAGCCTATGTGTAATCATTGTGATAAAAAATTATGTAGAACAAGAAAGTTCGGTGTAGGTAAACAAGTTTTGTTTCCACAATTAAGTGATCTACAAGTTGTAAAATTAGATCCACCTATATACAGATTAAACGTTGATGGCGAAAGAGTAGAGCTAAAGTCAGAACAATTACAAGAACAAAGATTATTTGTAAGAGCTTGCATGGATCAAATATATAAAAAGCCACCAAAAGTAAAAGCTAACGATTTTGATATAATGATAAATGAGTTAATGGCAAACAAGGAGGAAGTGGAAGCTCCAGCTGGTGCATCAAAATTAGAACAACTTAGCGATGGGCTAGAGGATTTCTGCACTGATCTAACCGCAGAAGGTTCAGAAAAAATAGACATGATGTATGGTAACGTTTGGAATAATGACGGCTACCATCATTTTATATACAAAAAGTTTTTTGATTTATATCTAACTAAACATAGGTGGACAGAAAAGTATGATTTAACTTTAATGTTATTGTTAGATCATTGTGGCTGTGAACATGTGAGAATTACTGTAGACAAAAAGAAGATGTCTGTAATAAGAGTAAAACAATTTGAGAAACAAGAGTTCAAACCTAGAAATATAAAATTAAAACCAGAAACACCTTATTAATGAAAACAATTGTATTAGGGCCACCAGGCACAGGTAAGACAACTACTTTATTAAAAGAAGTAGATAAGCATTTAAAACAAACAGATCCAAACAAAATAGGTTTTTTCTCTTTCACACAAAAAGCTGCGAACGAAGCCAGAGATAGAGCTATGGATAAATTTAATTTTAGCGAAGACGATCTACCTTACTTTAGAACTTTACACTCACTAGCTTTCAGAACTTTAGGAATTAAAAAAGAAGATGTAATGCAACACAGACATTACGAGGATCTTGGTAAAAAGATGAGGATGAGGTTAGATTATCATGAGTATGACAAAGAATACTCTGGTGTGTTTACAACAAAAAGTGATGTGTTAAGAATTATACACTTAGCAAGACTAAGAGGTATTACACCAGAGCAACAGTATGACAAAAAAGAACATACACAAAAAATAAAAGTTAACGATTTAAAAGAAGTAGATCACCAATTAAAGGAATATAAGAAAGCACACAACTTAATAGATTTCACAGACATGATAGAACAGTTTATTAAGTCAGATAAATCACCTAAGTTTGATGTTGTATTTTTAGATGAAGCACAAGATCTTTCACAAATACAATGGGGTATGGCTAAATCTATATGGGACAAGACACAAGATACTTACATTGCAGGTGATGATGATCAAGCTATATTTAAATGGGCTGGAGCTGACGTGGATAGTTTTATTACACAAAAGGGTAAGCTACTTAATCTAACTCAATCTTATAGAATACCTAGAGCAGTGCATGATGTGGCTATGGGTATTGTTAGAAGAATATCTAAAAGACGTTATAAAGAATGGGCACCTAGAACAGAAAAAGGTTCACTTACATATTATCATGAAATGAAAGACGAGAGATTAAATATGGGATCTGGCGACTGGATGGTTTTAGCGAGAACAAAACACATGTTAAATGACGTTGAAAAAATATTACAAGCTAGGGGTTTTTATTATAAGAATAAATTTAAAGATAATCCTGAAAAAGATTTATACAAAGCAATAATAGATTGGGAAGATTTACGTAGTAAAAAATTTTTAAAAACAGATCAGATTGTTAGGATAGCCTCTTACATGTCACCTAATAATTATAAGAAAGAACAGCTGCAATATTTAGATAAAGATTCTATGTATCACATGGATGAATTATCTAAAAAAGGTTTGAACACACAAAGGGTTTGGTATGAAGCTTTTGATAGTGCACCTGCAAAAGCAGTTAGATATGTTAGAAAAATGAGAGAAAACGGTGAAAAATTAAATAAAGATCCAAGAATACTATTATCTACCATACACGGAGCAAAAGGTGGTGAATGTGATAATGTAGTATTATTTACTGATCTAAGCACAAACACACAAAAAAATTTCGAAAGAAATCCTGATGACGAAAATAGATTGTTTTACGTTGGAGCAACTAGAGCTAAAAATCATTTACACGTTATCAGGCCTAAAAACCCAGACAAGAAAGGATACAAACTATGAAGGACACATACAAAAAGCAGATAGGTGGTGACCACTACCGATCGATGAAGATACAAGCAAGTGAGTTCATTAATAAGAACAACTTGCCGTTTGCAGAGGGCAATGCTATAAAGTATCTGTGCAGACACAAAGCAAAGGGACAGAAAGAGGATCTATTAAAAGCGATACATTACATTGAAATGGCAATAGATAGGGACTATCAAAACGTTGAAACTAAAAAAGAATCATGGGTAGATGGTTATAAAAAATGGAGAGAAAAAAATGCAGACACCGATATTTAAACCACAAACAGAGTGGCTACCACCAACAGATTTTCCAGATCTTGGAAAATACGATGAGATAGCAATAGACTTAGAAACAAAAGATCCAAACTTAAATAAAAGAATGGGTTCTGGCTCTGTTGTAAAAGTTGGTGATGTTGTAGGCATATCGCTATCTACAGGAAACTGGTGTGCATACTATCCAATAGCCCACGAAGGTGGCGGCAACATGGATCGTAAGATGGTTTTAGGATGGTTACAAGACCAAATGAATTACGAGTCCACGAAAATATTCCACAATGCAATGTATGACGTATCTTGGCTAAGAGCTATTGGTATAAACGTAAAAGGTAAAATAGTCGACACGATGATAGCTGCATCATTGGTAGATGAGAATAGGTTTAAATATGATTTGAATGGTGTGTCTAGAGATTATCTTGGTAAGGGTAAAGACGAATCAGCTTTGTATGAAGCTGCAAAATCTTGGGGTGTAGACCCTAAAGCTGAAATGTATAAACTCCCTGCTATGTACGTTGGAGCTTACGCAGAGCGTGACGCCCAACTCACATATGAGTTGTGGCAGGAATTAAAAAAAGAAATATTACACCAGGACATTGAATCTATTTTTAATATGGAAACAGAATTGTTTCCTGTTCTAGTTGATATGAGGTTTCTCGGTGTACGTGTAAATCAAGAACAAGCAGCGATCGAAAAGAGAACATTAGTAGAAGAAGAGAAAAGGATGTTAGGTTCGGTGTTAGCAAGTACAGGTGTAGATGTTCAAATCTGGGCTGCAAGATCCATAGCCAAAGTATTTGATAAATTAGGTTTACCTTACGATAGAACAGAGAAGACTGGAGCACCATCATTTACCAAGAATTTTTTAGCAAATCACCCACATGAAGTTGTCAAATGCATAGCAAAAGCACGTGAGATCAATAAAGCTCACACTACATTTATAGATACCATTCTAAAGTATAGTTTAAACGGCCG